AATTCATCAATGAATAAGAAATCACAGCTCTTTCCTCTAGCTCCGTCTCTCGTCGCTGCAACAATCTCATAACGGGTGTTGTCAGTTAATGTGATTGATTCTTGTCCATTGGTGTAACGGATTGATTTTGTCTTATGCAATAGCACATCATTTTCTTCAATAGTGTTGGCAACAGCTCTAAACACGTCAAATGCCATAGATCGGTTGGATGACAAGCCAATTATGTTTTTGGAGTCAAAAACGAACATATGAGCCAAAATCATGACTTTTGCTAGTTGAGTCTTGCCGTTTTGTCTCGGCGTGATCGCAAGATTGGTACGTCTCAAAAATTTGCCATTTTTAACACGCAACATATCTTCAAGCACACAAGCTTGCCACGGGAGCAGAGTTATATTGATTGTTTTCAAAAATTCTACAACTTCAGGCAATCTGGACTCGCCTTTTAGAAAAGGTGTGTGAATACGAGGCTTTACAGCCCCTATAAGCGGTTTTTTCTTTGCCCCTCGTCTAGGGACATCACCCTTGGCTTGTTCGGGCTTCTCAAGGCTACTCATGGCTTTTCAAAGGGACTCTCTGGCTTCGTTGCCACCGTTTCAGGGAGAGGAACGCCTGAAAAGACAGGGGGGGTAGAACCTGACCTAAAAAAAAGGGGTTTTGCACCCTTGCGTTGATTGCATTGCTTACAAGCTGCGAGCAGGTTTGATTGATCAAAGACACTACCCCCACTTACTCGGCTTTCAATGTGATCGACTTGTGCATTTGTTTTATCCAAGTGTGTTCCACAGTATTGGCACTGCCACCCGTCCCTGGCAAGGACTGATAAGCGGATGCGTTTCCATTGTGCAGTACCTAATGCTTTCTTACTCAATGCCATCCTTTAGTCTTTAAATGTTTTAATGCTTTACATGCATTAGGTACACCATGTATGTGGCCATACCTATGGCCTATGTACTTAACTCCTAATGATACTTGTTGTAATGGGTTTTTACTTAACATAATCTCATTACGTAATTGTGGGATTCCATAGTGTGAGCCATTGCGAGCGCTTGGATTCCAATTAGATTCTTTAGTGTATAGCTCTTCAATACATTGATATTGCTTATCATTATTCAATAAAGCTTTAGCATATTGTTTTGGTGTAACTGTTGAAACGAATTCCTTTGTAGTTATAGCTTGTGCTTTATCAGTCTGTGCGACTGGATATACCATGCCTAATAGGCATACAGATATCCCCAATACTGAAGCCAACGAACTCGCAAGCTGCCCCCTGAGGGGCTTGCGTTCAGGCCTTGATGGCCTGTCGCAGGCTGACAGTATATCGATGCAGTCAAATCCATTTACAAAACCGCAGGTCAGACGGCGTGTCATTTCTCTTACTTTACATAATGTAGAACGTAGTTTATCCATAACCCTCACTCCATTCATGACCACAATCATTACATTCATGAAAGTAATCTTTGTTATATTGAGTAGTGTTTGTGTTATATCCTAGGCATTCGGGACATTGATCTTTTTGCATATCGAACAGCTTAAACCTTCCATCTTCCATGCTCCGCACTGAGTACAGCGAACTGGCTCTTTCATAAAGTCTGTAACCTCTCTCACGCCCTTATTCTCGCATTTTTGGCACTTGGCTACTACAACCTCAGGCGGTATGTCCCAACCTTCTTCAATTTCAAATATTGTAGGTTTTTTGCATTTATTGCACTTCATTTGTATGGCTTTACCGATTGTCGTTTTTATACCAACCATTACCTTTAAATATCGCTGAGGTGGCACTCCATATTCTAGCCATTCCAGTTTGACAACAAATAGGTGTTATGTGTGGATCGTTCATGCTGGCTTCAATTTCTCGAACAGCACCACACATTACACAGCTGTATTCATATACAGGCATTTATTCTTTCCAACCATAATCCAGGTGATTGATGCACCCGCATCCCACACACTTAACTAATTCACCTTCATGAACCATTCGTGGATCATTACATAATTCGCAACAATCCTTAAGGTTAACAACATCAACAATAATCTCATTATTTTCGACTGTAACCTTTGTCCCGTCCGGCTTTATGAATTCAACGTATCCCATTATTTATCATCCCTAGGCCATGACCATTTTCCATTAGCTGTGAGGGTTGCCCACTTAGCTTCGCATTGATTAGCTTTAGATTTCTCAGTGCAAACAAATCCATAATATGGCTTGCCCGTTTTGGACGAAGTACCCTCACGCCTAATCATTTTGCCATGGGCGCATTCAAAGGTAACGTCAACAATCTCTGCACCGAGTGCAGCGGCAAGATCATTGACCTCCCATTGTACTGGCTCTTCTTTAGTTTCAGGTGCAGTCCATGGAGTTTCAGCAATGCTTTGACGCAACGCCATTTCTACAGCTGCGGATCTAGATCCTGGCTTTCCATACATTGGCTTTATTTGTTCTTGATCTGCCTTGACCACTTTGGCCATTTCTTCTTGGCTTGGTCGCTTTCCTTTGGCTGCGTAACCAGCATTCGCCAAGCTTCTTCCCAGGCTGCTGGTTTCCGCATTTTCCAGCGCAGACGTAGCATTGACACCTTTATCTGTAACCAACTCGAAAGCGAGACCAGTACTAAAAGGGATTGCATCAAGATACGTGCGGTATATTGCAGTGCGTACAATAAAGCGTTTATCACTAGCTTCAAGAAGCTGAGTGTCAATACGAAAATCAGGATGATCTGCAATAAATCTAGCAAGTCTTACCTCCACCGGTTCATAATCATCTAAGTTAAATCCCATAATCTATTTCATCCAATCCTTGTGCGTACGACTGTTGTTGTTCCAAAGTCCAAGTAGTGCCGTCATGCCAGCGTTCCAATTCTGATCTGCATGATTGGCAATAATTTGTGTACTTTCGTGTCGCCTTTCGGCTTTGGCTAATTGACGTGAAAACCGCCATGATTTGACCTTTGAGACTAATCGATCCAAACCTATACCGACAGTAATCACAATAGTTCTTCGTTCTTGTCAGTATTATCATCTCTCAACTCGGCAATGATTCTGTTGTAAACACAGGCATAACCGATAATGTCTTTGACAGAATCTTCTTGGTAGCCCTCACTGAGCCTACTGACTTTGACGAGCAACATGCACATAGCGGCTTGCTCAGGACTAATGTAAGTGTCCAGGTAACCTGACCACAGTTCGCTGATTCGTCTATGGTTAGTGGCGCTGCTTCCATACACAGCGCCTCTAGCTCTGACAATATCTTTGACTTCATCAAGTAGATCCTCAGTTCTTTTCATAATCAAATACCTCATCCTGGACAACTCGTTTGGCTGCCTTGGCTGAAGCATATCCGTTAACCCAACCACGTTGCTTACCTAACTTAAAACCTTGGTCAAAGCCAAAGTAGAAAGTGCAATATGAAATTCCTGCGGTATAAATCAAAATGCTAATCGCTGTCCAGGTACTCATGCGTTTAACCAACTTGCCTGGTAGGTCGATACGATTGTCCATTGCATTACCGCTTCATCGTAAGCAACAACGTAATCTTCATCTACTTCATCTAGGTATTGAGAAGCTAGTAAACAAGATACGTAATCAGGAAACCAAAAAACAACGTGTTCGTTTTCCTTTGGCTCATAGCCCTCTTTGAATAATCCATCAAAACGAAGTGGATCATCATTCAACATTTTTAACCATGGAGCAGACATTTCACATAATCGCTCAAAGTCCATAGCTGTAACTTTCATAACTGCCTTTCCTTGCTGTAACACCAAGCCGTTACTTGGATAAGAGAAGGATTGCAAAAAGGGCAGACATTTACAATGTCGGCCTTGGCGTGTTTCATAACTATTTCGTTACAGAATACCTATAGCGTCAAAGTCATCAATATGGTCATCAATGGTGCGCTCTTTATAGTCGGTATTAAGCCCCATAATAACGTTTATTGTATCTAAAGCTGCCGTCATGGTTGACTGGCACTAATTCAACGTGATGGCCACCTTTGCCGAAACTAAGGACAACAAAGCCCATGTTCCAATCGCCGCTAGCATATTTAAGATACGAGGCCTTGTTTTTTTGATCCATTAAGTGGCCTGCCTCAATGCCCCATATCGTTGAATAACGGCCGTTTAAGCCTGTTTGATGTCGAACTGCACCTTGGCGATGCGAATGCCCGCACACTGTGTTTAAATTCCATTTCTTGGCTAAATTTAAGCCGGTTATACCCGCATGCTTGGACATATTCCCTTCATCGCCATGAGCCAAAAACCAGTTCTTTTCAAAGGCAAAACCTCGGCGATGGAATTTGATTCCTAGGCTGGCAAAATCCATAAAGCGCTCGTATGTCAATTCAGGTAAGCCGATCAATGATGGCGCACCTTTAAGCAATGTTGTGTATAAACGATCTGTGTGATTGCTTCGCACAATATCGGTAGTGCCTAAATCAAATAATATATCTTGAGCTAAAGCTCTTTCTTCATCCAGGGTTTCAGCAAATTCAAGTTTAGTCCCTTTTACCCAACGTGATTGAGAGGTGAAATCAAGTTCATCTCCAGTATTTAAAACGAAATCAAATTTCTCATGCTTACTCATGCGGATCAAGTTACTGACCGCCTTTGGATGATGCAGTGGAATTTGTAAATCGGGCACTACTAAATACCTACGATTTGCTTTAATAGATTAATCCTCATCCTCATCGTCATCGTAGAAAGGAGTGATGTCTGTATCCGCTGTTTGTGGTATCAACCAGTCAGGTAAGTAAGCCTTATCCATCATTCCCATTGCTACTTCAACGCTGAAACCTGCTCTGCGTAATGATAAATACCATTCATGATACACAATGGCACGCTGATCCAAGACTGTAGTTTCTCTACGAGCTACAGACTTTCTGCGTACAGGTTTCTTTTTGGCTGCCATGTTTTAATTATCTCTCGATAGTATGACAAAGAGATCGTCAACACGCTGTTCTAATCTCGTAATTTGATCTTTGATCGATGAGCCTGAATTCGGGCGAAGCTCGTTAAGCCAACCCTTTACCAAGTATCTTAAAGCTACTAAAAACGAAGTAACTACTGTTGTTATTGCTGCACAAATAGCGGCAATATCTACCGCCTGCATTACTCTTTAGGTGCGCCAATACCGAATTGTTTATCATCCGGATTGAGGCTGCGTAATAATGGAGCGATGAAAGCTATGGCGAATGCTTTCCATATGTCTGAAGGTGAGGCATCGGGTTGAGTTACATAAATTGTTGCAAGACAAACAAAGGCACTTCGTGCATAGCTGTTAATCATTGCTAGGTGTTTTGCTTTCATATTTTGCCTCCAAGTAAAGGGATATTAAAAAACGAACTATCTAGATCGGAAGCCTTAGTAAAACTGCAATGTATATGGTGATTGTGAGGACTAAATCCTTTGTAATTTCTCCATCGCCATCCAAGAATAGGACTGGCTATTTTACCCAGGTGAATTACATAAGATATACGTCCGTAATTTTTCCCGTAGAGTCGAAGCTGATCTGCCAAATATGCTGAATCCCCTTTATTGTCAGAAAGGCTAGCGTCAATGTCGATTGCTCGAACAACAAAATTGGATTTTGCGTCAGGTATGTGATCGGATTTACCTGCTTGTTGATGACGCAGATCAGCGATCCATCCATCAGCTTTCCGGCCACGAGAAGGGTAGAAATCATCAATTTGTTCTCGTAATTGGACAGCTGATTTACTGAGCCAGGGTTTCATTACTCAGTTATCTCAGGTGGTAAATGAGATTTGTTTGAACAATCCCATTCAAAATTATCATTTAATATAGCTTCATCATGACATTTAGGAGCAATAAAAGCATCGTTAATTTCATTGTAGTCATAACCGATACCTGCAAAGTTGTAACGGATTTTTGCATTGTAAGAAGTTTTAATCCATTTACCACCAAGGTTATCAATTAACCATTGATAGCCTTCATCGCCTGCTGGATCATTGTTATCGCCAACTAATACACGAATAACTTTATTGTCCGAATCTAATTCTGCCCAATGTGCCATTATGCAGTCCTTTGGAAAGTGCCATTAGCTGTAAAAGTATGATAAGTGTAACCGCCACTTGTTGCAGTTGTTCCACCTGTTGCAGTTATTTGACCTGTTGGATATCGAACAATGACCAAACCTGAGCCACCGCTTCCTGGAGGTTGAGCAGAGCTAGTGTAACCGCCTCCGCCACCGCCTGAACCAGTGTTGGCTGTTGCGTTTCTCGTTGAATAACTTCCACTGCCACCTCCAGTTGAACCGCTTCCCGCAGTTCCACCGCCGCCGGTATAGGAAGCACCGCCACCGCCGCCAGCGTAAGCACCACTTACGCCAGTCGAAGTAGCCGAAGCCCATGCCGAATAGGCGCTTGTACCTACTCCACCATTGCCAGCAATTTTATTAAATGAACCTGAAACATCTCCACCAACTGCTCCAGTACCACCGCCGCCGCCACCGCCGGTAGTTCCTGCACCTGTTCCTAATCCACCTGCAAAACCATGATAGGCAGTTGCTCCAGTACCAGTTTGGTTTGAAGTACCTCCAGCACCATCTGCACCGCCACCGCCTGAACCTCCGGCAAAACCTGTTGACCCATATCCACCTTTACCGCCGCCGATTGCAGCTGTATTTGTATTAAAGGTTGAATTTGTGCCATTAGTGTCTCCACCGCCACCGCCGCCAACAGTAACGCTATATGAACCAACCGCTAATGATTGTCCAGCAAAATAAATAATACCGCCTGAACCACCACCGCCACCGCCGCCTGCATATGAACCACCACCGCCACCGCCAGCAACGACTAAAATGTCAATGCTGATTGGTGGAATGTAAGGAGCATAAAATGCAGGTGTTATGTTGCCAATCATTAGGCTATAGCACCTACTACATACCAAGTATCAGTTGCAGTTTTGATACATGCAGCTGATTTATACTGTCCTAGAGTGGGTGCAGATGCAGTTGCGCCTGAAGACAAAACTGTAGTTGTACCTGAAGTAACTGCGCTAATTGTGCAAGTTCCAGCGCCCTTGTTTAATACAGTAATTACAGTCCCAACTGGGAATGCTACTGAAGCATTTGTTGGGATTTTAAAGGCAATAGCAGTTGCCTTATTCATTGGTACTAATGTCTGATATTGATCATTCAATACAGCTGTGTAATCAGCCGTTTGATCTGATCCAATTGTGAATGTAACTAATCCATTAAACATTGCAGCCGATAAAACGTCCCCGGCGGCGCTCGGAAAGCCTGTAGCCATGCGTGTTTCTCCTTATTTAGTCTCTAATTATACCCTAGTAAGAGAGTATGTCATCTGAAAGTACCCCATATGTAGGGCTTGAAATTATGAACCCATCAACTATTGGCTCAAGTGTGGTCAGTGTGGCAAACCAACGCTGGGTGCTGATTTCCCAACTTATACCTTGCACTTGCAAATTTTTGGTAATTGTTGAACCATCCGGTTGAATATTGGAAATGTTTACATTGTCAAAATAATCCATATTTAAAATAGTCCCGATTGGTACATTAGGGTCTGACAAATCTAGTCGCATTTGATCAATTCTAATAGTTGTCGTTGATCTAGTGGCAACATAGATCCTGGCAATATTCATAGCTTCAGTATTTGAAGCAATTATCAAATTATCATAATTTACGCTATGAGGAAAGTAAGTTGCAACGCTTCCAGCATCTTGGGCGAATTGAGGTGAGCCTCCGATTGGAGTCATTGTTGCTTGATTAATAATCAATTTATCATCAAAGGCAAAAACCAAGTTAGCGTATGGAATTCCCCCAGTTTGATTGAATTGAATTGGAGTACCCCCGGCCGAAGCAATTACGGATTGACGATTTTTGAAAACGGCGTTACCTTCAGGAGACATATAAAATGCCCCTTGCTCGCTAAATTCTGCATTGACAATACATTGAAGAGCTGTGCGAGTTGTTCCTGGATCTGCCTGGACAGTGGAATTACCGGTTTGAATTGATCTGAGGCTATTAGGAAAAGAAACTTGATCGAGAATCTTATTGATTCTCGTACCCGTATCTTGTCCAGCAGTAGTGCTAGCGATTGTTGTTAAATTGGCCAAGTTAAACAATCTAAATCCATCAACAGCAGTGATATCTACATAACTTACGTTTTCGGCTTGGTCATAACTGTAGGCATAAGTGATGGTATATCCACTAAATAAATAATAAGTAGTACCATTGTAAGTAGCCGAAATTCTAAGTTTACGTAATGGAGTCAATTGTCCATATAAATCGCTTGAAGTATTTTGAGGGTTAAATCTTCCTGTGGGATCGAAGATTTTGACAGTAGCAGTTCCCGCTTCATATGTATCTCTTAGAATATTGCGACCACGATTGATTTTAATGTTTCTTGTTGAATCAGTTAAATCAATAACTAAAGCAGGTGCGGTGCTATCTGATAGTTCACCTACGCCTAAAACTCCATTTACAGGATCGCCAATTGTAAAAGGATTTCCGAAGGTTGCTCCGGAATTGAAGTTTAAAGAGACGTTAAGATTAGCTGGTAATGGCATTAGTCCATTAACGCCAATCTATTTAACCTGGATTGGCTTCCTGAAGCTGAATTATTGATTTGCTGAGTGGTAACAATATCAGTCAATTGCTGTCCTCCCACCTCAACTTTAACGTTGATTACTGCACCTGTCATTGGGTCAATGTTTGGATTGGCTTTAAAGTAGGCATCTGCTTCGGCTGCAAGTCTTGCTGAAGAAGCTGCTAATCCTGCAGCTGCACCTGGATCAATACCCATAGCAATATTTTGAGCAGTAAGGTTTTGAAACATTGCATCGTATTTATTAGGTGCTGAAGAGTTTGGTTGAGCAGTTAAATCAGTTATGCCTTTTTTCATTTTATCAATTTCAGCCAAGGCCGCTAATACATATGCTGGATAATCAATAAATGGATTTAAAGCCTTTGGTAATTTCATTATCCATGAAGCTAGTTCAGTGGTCTGAGCTTGAGATAACAATAAAGCATTAGATAATCTATCTGCTTCCTTGGCGTTTCCGGTCAACAACGCTAATTGCAACTCAAGACGAATTTTTTCATTTTCAGTTAATTTACCTTGCAAAGCGGCAATAATGTTGGCTTGCTCAACATCCATAATACCCTGAGATTTCTTCAATTTAGCTTGATCTTGAATCGCCTTAGTTTGAGCCTTGGTTGCTTTTAACTGAGCCGCAGCTGCAGCTTTCGCATCGGCGGCTGCTCTAGCGGCTGCGCCCTCAGCATATTTAGCAGCACCGCCTTGATCGCCTCCAGCACCTAATTGGTTTGTGCCAAGCGCCTTGATTGTTTCGGCGGCTTTTTCTGCTTTGGAAGTAAGTATGTCAACGCTCTTAATTACTCCAGCAATTGTGGCAACCATTGCGGCTGCTAATGCAGCGCCGGCTAATGGGTTTAACATAAACATTTCGGCAACGGCTGCAGCCAATGCGCTATTTCTTAAAGTGTTAATTGTCTTGGTTAAAGTTTGTAATGCTGTAATGAATGCAGCCACTTTGGTAATAGCAAATGAAGCCAACATCAACGCACCAAAGACTTTAATTAATCCAATATTGTCAGATATTAATTTGCCAATCTTGCCTAAGGCTGTAGCGGCTGATTCACCAAAGTTAATGATCTTGGTCTGTAGTTGCTCAATATCCTGGGATTTTGTAATTTGCATCAAGGCTTCAACAAGGCCAGCACCAATTGACTCTTTAGCCTGGTCGGCTGCTACCTTTAGTCTTGCTAATTTACCGGCGAATGTATTAGCAGCTGTAGATGCAGCGCCTTTAGTAATGTTTGTAATTTGTTTTAAGATGGCTGCAAAATCACCTGAAGCAAGGGTTGCCTTATCAATGCCTAAACCTAATGCTCCAACAGCCTTTGTGTTACCCAGGTAAGCCTTGCTCAAAGCATCGGCTGCCTCTGTAACGCTAATACCTTGACGAGCAGCAATATCCAAAGCCACGTTGGTTAGATTTTGAGATGCTGCCAAACTGCGAGTGGTTGTCAATAACTGCTCATAGGCAGGGATGAGTTGACTATCAGCAACACCATATTGAAGTTTAAGTGAGTTTAAGAATGCCAGGGAATCATTAGTTGCAAATTCAAAACCAATAGATTGCAATGAATTTTTAAATAGGTTTAATTGTTTTTCATTTTCAGCGAAAGCAGAAATAGCAGATTTGGCGAAGGCCGTTACACCGACACCAATGAGAGCATGTTTGACGTTTTTGGCTAATTTATCAGCTGCACTTTCAGCTGCGTTGAATGCCTTTTTGCCGGTAAACTGGGCGGCAATATCAATTACAATACTCATTGACTGACCTTTCTAAAATACTGTTTTTTACTGAATGCCTCATTGGCATTGTAAATAGCTTTAAATACTGCAGCATTGGCTTTACCTTGATCTTCAGCCCATGCACGATAAATCAAACGGCCTTTCATGTATCGACCTTTTTTAGTTGAACTTTCGATGTTGCCTTGTTTAAGTTCACCCATTGCCTGGATAAAGTCTGCACCTGCCTGTGGATTGTTTGAATGGCTTATATCGTGGTTGCCTGGATCACCTTTACGCCCAACCCATGGCTGGCCTGCAGGATTTTTACGTCCGGCAGTTTCGTAAATTGCACCTTCAGCTGATTTGTTAATAATAAAATAAACAGCTTTAAACCCACGTCTGTTGGCTTTACGTGGAGTAGTGCTGTATTTGATGCCTTTAACAACTCGTGCTGAGTTATACAAAGGAAATTTTCTTAATCCGTTACCATGTTTTTCGGAGCGTTTTCTGTAACTCCAATTGGAAAGCGGTGAGTCAACAGGCACGTAACTCTGAGCCTTTTTGACCACACCGCCTAAAGCCAAACCAATTTGATCGTCTAGCTGAGCGCCAAGTTCAGGGGCATAGTCTTTAAGAGCCTTCTTAAGCTCAATTAAACCTTTTACCTCTGTTGGCATTTTCCCTAGCCTTCGCATCATCTTTGAGAACTGCCAAAGTAGCCTTTAACATATCTCGATCCATATTAATAAACTCTGAGTGAGGAATTCGTGTAGTGATTGCTAATCTAGCAACCAAATAATGAAACGAATCCCTCGTTATCCATTTGGGTTATCAGCATCCAGAATTTCCACTTTAGCAAGTGTTTCTAGATACTTATCACCGAAAGGCACAACAGTTACGCCATTGCGCCTTTCAGCTTCCCAAGCCAACCAGTAGATCCCTGTTTGTAATTCCTGCTCCCGAAAATATTTATGAAATCCTGATTTCATTTCCTTTTCGAAAGCAAACTCGATAGCAGGTGTAACTTCATATTCGTTAACATCACCTGAAGCCTTGGTTATCTTAAGTTTAATCATTTTAGTCCTTTGTTATGCCCATGTTCCTGAAGTAGCAACACCTGTCTTTGAGTTACATGTAAATGTAACGTCAAATGTTGCAATATCAGCTGGAGATGGTGCGTTGATGTCTGACATGTTGTCAACAAGAATTGTACCAGTGTACAAAGGATTTGTTGTAGAAACTGCACCTGAAGTATCTTGAATTGCTGAGAATGAAACAGTTGTTCCAAATGCAGCTTGAAGAGTTGCACGCACTGAACCTGATCCGGTTGCAGAATCGTTGTTTAGAAATGTTACAGTGATTGTGTCTGCAGCCAATCCAGTTGCGAATTTATGTGCAGTGTCGCCCATGGCTGTGATCTCAATTTGATCCAGTTGGCGATTAAGCACGAATGATTGTACATATGAACTTAGGTCAACAGAATTGACCTTAAATCCAACTTTGTTATTTAAAAAGGTTGCCATTGATTATTCCTCGTCTTTCTTGGCGATTGTTGGCTTTGGCTTGTCTTGCGGTACTTCTTGTCCGATCTTTTTCAGAAAGGCAATGTCTTCGTCTGTTAGTGTCATTTTAACTCCAAGTTGTTAATGTGCTGATATTTATTGTAGAAACCATCATTTCCTGGGCTTCTTGCAATACTGAAGGTGCAGATACGCTTTCAACATTGAACTTAATGCTTGAGGCACTCAGTTTTAAAAACACAGCACAAACCATGTTTTCCAATGCTATTAAAGACGCTTGATTGTCTAACATTGGCACTATGCAAGTGATAATGAAATTTGCTTTAGCACCAACATTATATTGATTGTTACTAGGCTCAAGCATAGGATCGTTGTAGCGTAGAACAACACTATTGGCAGTGGGTGTGGCTGGCACGTAGCTGAATGTGTCCCACACCCCTGCATTGCTTAGCGCAGTTGCAATGGAGGATCTGAGAGTTGTAACGGCAACTGTCATCAGCCTATTAATCCATTGGGGGCTAAGTGATTAGAAATGAGGCCTCTGACCTTTGCGACCAAAGTTGACCCCATTTTAAATGGTGAAGGCTGGAAATTAGGATCAAGCGCTCCGCCATTTGCGGCCTGTCTTGCTTGCCATATTTCACTGCATACCATAAGGGTAGCCAATCTAATTTCAGGAACAGTTGCGTAATCTATGTGTGTTGTTGCTGTTGCAAGTCCATAAGGTAAAACTGAATGCTTAACTTGAGCGTTGCCGTTGCTGACTGTGTAGGATATTGAATATTCAGTTACAGCTGTAATGGTTTTAGTTCCGTTATATCTAGAACCACAATTTTCAACAACTATTGTGTCCCCAATATACAGATCATGTAATTTGTCTGTATAAAGCGTTGCTGTTGTTGTAGATACTTCTTGAGCAATAATATTGTAAGAGTTATACCAAAGATAACTTTTAATAATGTTTTCGCCAGCCTGGCATACCTCTTCAACAGTTGAGGATGAATACAAAGATCCTAACTGAAGATTCGCCCTTAGCTCCGCTTCGGTGCAAAATGTGGCTGCCATAACTACCTTTCTTTAAAAGTTAAGGGGCAAAGGCTTCCAATGCCCCTTAACGCTTTCGATCTAGCTACTTAGATCAGGACTTGTTCCAACGACGGATACCGCCTGCAAGCTTTGTTGCAATTGCGTAATATCCATAAACTGCTACCTGTAAACGACCATTTGAAAGTGCTTCCACTCTCAAGGTTGTCTTTGGTGCTTCGTAGAATGTGATTGCTGAAGGGTTGATCAAGAACATTGAATCATCGCCTGTTCCAGCACCGATGTATGGATCAACGTAGTAGTTTGTACCAAGTACAGAACCAACTACAGCTGAAGGTGATGCAATACCTGAGTTGTTAACAGGATTTGCAGCTGCGTAAATTGGACGCTTAGTTGTATCTTGAGCGCCAAGTAATACAGACCACCATGAGCTATTTGAAACTAGGTTAGTTGCAAAACCACCTGTTGCAGCGAATGCCGCTGCAGCTTCAGTTGCAATAAATGATTGTAGTCCATCTGCATCTGCAGTTGCTACAGCTGTTGCTGCAGTACCGGATGTAATGAATTGTGTAAACATTGCTTCGTCTGTTGCCTTAGCGTAGGCTCGGTTCAACTCACGTACAAGTTCATCATAAAAAATCGGTGATGATCGGTCTAGGAGTTCCCAGCTAATTGTTTGTAATCCTGCTGCTTTCTTAACATCAACTGTGATGTAAGAAGAAGCCATTTCAGTTCCACCAAGTGCTTCGCCCTCTGTTGAGTTTGAATCAATTGTTGGAGCAGTTGTTAATTTAGGAATAGTAAATGACATTCCTGAAGTTGGCAGTGCGCCTCGGCTTACTGCATCCACTGAAGGCCTTACATCTAATGTATTTGTAATGAACTCAGTTAAATGTGGAGCAAGTGTTAAACCTGTGTTTGTAGTTGTATCATCTGTTGCAAGAATTAGTTGGCGAGCTGACTCGTCTCCCATTGCAGCCTTGATGTTTGCCTCAAGATATTGTCCTGAAGTTAATGGAGCAATGCGTGGCTTGGTATAAACCGCCGCTGTTACTGTTGGGCGAGAAGCTTCAACCGCTGGGGTTTCTACTACCTCGGTCGCAACAGGTGTATCGGTTGTTGTGTTT